GCGAAGTTGTAGTCTCCGAGTTGTGTGCCAGTGAAGAGATACCTTGATTCTGTTATTAGGTCGTGGGCTCGCGTCTCGAAATGATCGAGTCGCTCAGCGGCTTCAGTCGTACGTAAGTAGGTGCTCTTCAAATAGTCCACAACGCGGTCTATCACCTTGCGGAATTCGGCGCGCAAGTCAGGGGTGTTAATGACGGTAACACCACCAATCCTTATCACTGGCATATTATCTATGAGTTGGTCGTAGAGACGTAGGATGTAGAGGGGAAGGCCCCCGACCACCTCGCCGAAACCTACTGCTATATCCATTCTCCTAACATCCGTTAGCTGCTGTATCCCAATCTGCTGTGCGATGTATGAAGCTAGAGCGCCAGATGTAGAAGCCCCGCCGAGGACGTTCACTAATAGACGGGCCAGGGACACTTCTGTAAGCAACCTGAAAATCGGATCGCGCGCGGGAGCTGAGCGATAATCCTCGGGGGTGTAAAGCAGCTCCACGTTCGCAGTACGTATTTGTAATGACTCAATCGCCTGGAGCAAGTCGGCTATTGATCGATGCACAACGGCGTCAGCAGCTGCCGGTAAATAGGAGGACCAAACCCCGGTCACTGTTTGGACCCATTGCAACATGTCGGGGACATCGACGTCAGCTGGTAAGCCTGGAACCTCAACCGCGTAGAAGATGGGCCGTATGACTGCATTAGCCGGCAGACTCGTGTCCCCGTCTACGAGTCTCATCTGGTTAGGTGTAGGCTCCCATCTTAACCATTCTAGGAGATGTAGTTCATGTAGAAAAGGCAGGAGGCTCTCACCCGTGATAGATATCGAGTCAGTCGCGGTCTCATTCACGTCATTAATAGCAGTAAGCAAGGGCACCGGTGTTTGTTCGTTATCTAGCAGGATTTGGGTTAGCCGTAAAAAGACTTCATCGGGGTCAGCCATTTTGTAAGTCCGGTAGACCTCGATTAACTCTCTAGACAGACGGGTAGCAGCTAAAATTACATTACTGACCAC